GTTCGAGACTGTTTGTTGGAGATAATACAAGTCCAGATCCAAATCCGATAGTTATTGGTGGTAGATATTTTACAGATCTTATAGCACACGCACCAGGTGAAGTTAGAGGTAAAGGAAATGGTAATGGTGGTACACAAGCAAATGGATTTATACCAATTCTGAAATCAGATGGAGCAGCTCTTCATCCAGGTGGAGGTTCTTCAGGATTTGGGCCAGCATATGCAGCACAAGCATTACCAACTGTAGATAGTTGGACTGTAGACAACCTCACAATTGACGGAAGCACAATATATTCAAACAACTCTAATGGAGATATTCGTTTCGTACCTAATGGTAGTGGACAAGTCATAATTAACGATGATACCAAACTAAGTTTTGGTATGAATGAAGACTTGAGTATTGAATTTGATGAAAATGGAACAGATCATGTTCGAGTAACCAAACAATCTTCCTGTAAAGGTATAATATTTGATGGAGTTCCTCTTGAGATAGTAAATCCTGGTATTGGTGATGGAATAGTAATTGATAACATTGGAATCTCATCTAACGTTATTAGCAGTAAGTCTGGTGGTGGGAATACTATATTCATCGATCCATATCCAGATGGTTTGGATAGTGATGGTATGGTTATCATCAAAGGTAGTTTACAAGTTGATGGAACTACAACCACTGTTAACTCTACAAACACATCATTAAATGATCCAATAATGAATATTGGTGATGTGACAAGTAAGAGAACTGTGATGGCAACAGTTGGATCTGGAACATCTGCAATTGTTTTAGATTCAATCGTAGGTATCAATACTGGAGACCAGATAAGTGGTAGTAATTCATTGCCAGGTGCAGGAACTACAACTATTCATTCATATGTCTCATCAGCTGGTGTTTCTACTGTATTCATAAATGGTCAAACAACTAGTGGTATTGTAACAACTACACAATTAACAGTTACTCATGGTTTTGATACTAACACTGATCGTGGTGTTTCTTTCAACTACAATACAAGCACTGGAGTAGGTAATAACAAAACTGGATTTTTTGGTTATAATGATAGTCCAGGTGAAACTAGTAATGCACCAGCAAGATCATTCACATACATCCCCGATGCAACAATTACTGGTAATGTTTTAAGCGGTACAAAAAGGTATCCTAGATATAAAAGGAATATATTTCCAAAGTGGAGATTATTCAACAACTGGTAACGGAGTTCTTTACTTCGATACTACTGGTAAAATGGTTGGTGCTGCTGGTACAACTGCTGGCATAACTACCTCAAACTTTATACTCACAACGGATGCCAGTGGCATACCGAAGTGGACAACAACAATTGATGGAGGTCAATTCTGATACTATGAACAGTGAAGTTGATGTGAATATTTTGATTAATCATTACCATAAGAAATTATCAACATTAGTTAATCAAAATGTATTATTAGAAGCAAAAATGGAATCCATGACTAAAGACTATATGGATTTACAGCAAAAATTTGATGCATTACAAAGTCCTAAAAGAGGAATTAAAAAATGAGTAAGCCATCCACAAGGCAAGGATTAATAGATTACTGCTTAAGAAAATTAGGTTATCCTGTGCTGGAAATCAACGTGGATGACGATCAAATTGATGATCTTATTGATGATGCTATTCAATACTTTCAAGAACGTCATTTTGATGGTATTGAAAGAATGTTATTAAAGCATAAGGTAACTAAAGAAAATAGAGAATCATTAAGAACTGGTGTTACTACAACCACTGCTAATTCTACAGTTGGTATAACAACTACTACATTTGAAGAAGCACAGAATTTTATACAATTACCTGATCACGTATTAGGTGTAGAAAGAGTTCTTAAGATAGATAACAGCACTATATCAAGTGGTTTATTTAATATTAAATATCAAATATTTTTAAATGATCTTTACTATTATGGTGCACTTGATCTATTAAATTATACAATGACAAAGACTTATCTTGAAGATTTAAGTCGAATCATCACACCAGATACTCAGATAAGATTTAATAAGAAACAAGGTAGATTATATCTAGATATTGATTTTGCACAGATGTCTGATGATACATTTATAATTATTGATGGTTATCGTCTTTTAGATCCAGCAGATGTAAGTAAAGTATATAATGATTTTTGGTTAAAGAAATATGCAACAGCATTAATTAAGAAACAATGGGGAATGAACTTAATAAAATTCCAAGGTGTAATGTTACCAGGTGGTGTTGCATTGAATGGTAGAGAAATATATGAAGATGCAATCAGAGAACTTGAAGAATTAGAAAATACACTCAAGACGGAGTACGAATTACCACCACTTGATTTTATAGGATAATGTTATGCCACTTTCTCCGTATTTTTTACAAGGATCTTCAAGTGAACAGAGATTAGTTCAAGATCTTATAAATGAGCAGTTAAAAATTTATGGTCAAGATATAGTTTATCTTCCTCGTAAAATTATAAACAAAAAAACAATTATGAAAGAGGTTGTTGCCTCTACATTTGATGATGCTTATCGTATGGAAGCATATCTTTTAAATTATCAAGGATTTGAAGGAAATGGAGATATTTTACAAAAATTTGGAGTACAGACTACAGATGCAGTAACATTTGTTATATCAAAAGAAAGATATGAAGATTTTATTAGTCCATTTTTAAATTCAGATAGTCAAATAGAATTAGCAACAAGACCTGAAGAAGGAGACTTAATATATTTTCCACTTGACAATACAATGTTTGAAATTAAGTATGTCGAAGGAAAGAAACCGTTTTATCAATTAAATAATCTTTACGTTTATACTCTAAGTTGTGAGGTAATGGATTATGCTCTTGATGAGCAAATTGATGTTGGAATTGAAGAGGTAGACAAAGCAGCTGTTGAATTTGGATTTACCACAAGATTAACTATGGTGAGTATTGCTGCATCTACTGCGTCTGCAACAGTTCAATTATCTAAAAATGCAGGTAATACTAATATTGGTAAGGGAGTTGCATTTATCGATTTAATTAACGATGGAACTGGATATACACTACCACCACTAGTTGGTATATCATCTGCTCCAACTAACGGTATTAATGCGACTGCTGTTGCAATTATGACTAGTCGAAGTGGTCAATCTGGTCAATCAATAGATCGTTTTGAACTAACAAATCCTGGTTTTGGATATACAGTCGCACCAACAGTTACAATTAGAAGTCAAAATGCATTTGGAACTGGTGCTGCTGCGACTGCAGTTATAGCAAATGGAACACTCGCAACACCAACCATCAACCAATCTGGTGCAAGTTATGGAGTTGTTCCAAATGTTAAGATTAATCCTGTTGGATTAGATACTAATATCGGTATTGGATCAACTGCACAAGCAATTGCAATTGTCAATACTCTTGGTCAAGTTGCCTCAATTAGGTATTCTTTTGCTGGTGTTGGATACACTGCAACTCCAACTATAACCATAGATCCACCAGCAAGAGCTGGATTAGCAACTGGAAATTATCTGTTTAAAGAATTAGTCAGAGGTGTTTCGACTGGAACAACAGCATTTGTTGCTGATTGGGATAGTGATGATAGAATACTCAAAGTTACAAATGTTGCTGGAAGTGGATTTGCACCTGGCGAATCAGTTGTAGGTATTGGAACAACAATGTTAGGATCAGATTCTGAGTACATTGTAAGAAGTGTTTCTGACCAAGATGAATTCGATAATTATAACGAAAATATAGTTGTTGAGTCCGAAGCAGACTCAATTATTGACTTTACTGAAGACAATCCGTTCGGTGATTTCTAAATAGTTTGGATAAGTCCTGTTTAAGATATGTTAGGAACCTATTATTACCATGAAATAATCAGAAGGACTATTATAGCCTTTGGTACTCTTTTTAATGAAATTGACATCAAACATCAAACTGCTGCTGGTGCAAATTTTTCCACAGTAAGAGTTCCGATTGCTTATGGCCCAACAGAGAAGTTCTTGGCAAGATTAGAACAGAAACCAGATTTAAGAAAAAGAGTCGCAATAACTTTACCTCGTTTAGCATTTGAGATGGATGGTATATCATATGATCCAGCAAGAAAAGTTTCAACAATGCAAACTTTTAAAGCATTTACAAAAGATGGTTCAAAGAGTGCAAGAAAAGTATTCATGCCAGTTCCTTATAATTTAAGTTTTAAATTATATGCCATGACTCAGTATAATGAAGATTCTTTACAAATTATTGAACAGATATTACCATTTTTTCAACCATCATTTAATTTAACTGTAGACTTAGTCAAAGGCGATTGGAGAGAAAAGAGATATACCAATGATATTAGAAAGTGTGACCTTTGATGATAATTATGATAGTGGGTATGATCAAAAAAGGGTTATAACTCATACATTATCATTTACAGCAAAAACATACTTATTTGGCCCAGTATCAGATTCTGGTTCAGGACTAATTAAGAAAGTTCAAGTTGATTATAATACCGATTCAAACACTCGAACTGCAACAAGATCTAAGAGATATGTTGCTACACCTAGAGCACTCAAGGATTATAATGATGATGGAGTTACAAGACTTGCAGAGGATATAACTAGAACTCAGATTAAATTCTTAGTTCAAAATACATCAAGTTTAGTTGTAGATACTTATATTGCAATCGGTAATGAACTAATGTTTATTAAAGAAATTGATGGAAATAATATCACAGTAAAACGTGGTGAAGATGGAACAACTATAGATACTCATATAAACGGTGATGTAATTGACGCAGTTAATGCTCAAGATGATGCACTTGTTGAAGTTGGTGATGACTTTGGATTTAGTGAGCAGAGGTTTGAATTACCAGACTTTAGAACTTACAGTCCTACAAAAGGAGTTGATGTATGAGTAAATTTGATGAGATAGATGAATTTTTGGATATTGAACCAGTTGATGATTCAAAAGAAAATAAAGTAGAAAAAGTAGAGAAAAAAGGAAGATCCTACCCTTGATTATGAATATTCGAGGGGTAATTTATATTCTCTAATTGAAAAAGGCCAAGAAGCAATTAACGGTATTTTTGAGGTGGCACAAGGAAGTGATCACCCCAGAGCATATGAAGTTGCTGGACAATTAATTAAAAGTGTTGGAGACACAACTGACAAATTAATTGACCTTCAATCTAAAATGAAAGAATTAAAGAAAGAAGAAACAGATTCACCAAAAACAGTTAATAATGCACTATTTGTTGGATCTACTTCCGAACTTTCAAAGTTATTGAAGAACGGAGTTCTAAATAATAAGGTAGAAAAGGAAGAAGAATGAAGTCATTCAAAGAATTTATACAAGAAAGTAGTCTTTCAAGAATCAAAAGCAAAGCAGATAAGGGAGGTATGGCTATTCTTTCTGGAAGTCGTGGTGATAAATCTGCGAAAGAAAACCGTGCAAGGGCAAAGCAATTAGATAAAGATATTCGTGGAAAATTTGGAAAAGGTGCAACAAAAGTAACTGGAAAATATCTTGAAAAGGACGAAAAAACTGGTCAAGAAAAAAAAGTCAAAGAAAGAAGTCACGTTGTAACTTCTGGTAAAATGGGTAAAAGAAAATTTAAAAAAGCAGTCAAGGCACTTGGTAAAAAATATGATCAGGATGCA